GATGAGATAGCAATAATAGGAACCTCTTCACCAATAGCCATTAGTTTAAGTTCTCTTGAAAGGTTCTTCATTCGTACCGTTTCATTATCTGACTTCTGATTAGGAGCCATCAACTGAAGGTAGTCAACAATTACAAAGTCTGGACTATACTGGTCTATCTTTCCACGAAGAACTGAAGGATTGATCTCTCCGCCACTATCATTTGAAATAATATGGAATTCTGGCTTACCCTGCAAGTTTTTTGCATGCCAATCTTTTAGCATATCCATTTCAACTTCACCATTACTAAGTTTTCTGTGTGACCAACGGCCTTCGCCCATAATTGTAAACACACGATTACGAACTTCTGTTTCAGACATTTCAAGACTGATGACCATTGGGCTACGACCCTGTTTCCAGGCCTGTACAGCGAAGTAGAGAGCCAACCACGACTTTCCGATACCTGGATAAGCAAGGAACACTCCTAACTGCCCAGGCATGATTCCAGACGGAAGGTAGTTGTCAAAACCAGGAAGGCCAGTTTTAATTCCAACATTACCTAGTTCTTGCTGCTTCTTAAGATTTTCAAAATACGCAACGGCAGAGTCTAGGTCTGTAACATCAATGTCACGGATAACTGAGGTATTTTTCTTTAACTCTGAAGTCTTGGTAATAAGATTATTTAGTGCGTCACCGCTATTACCGCTTTGTACCTCTGAGGCTGTTGATCTAAGAATATCTTTTAGACTATCATTTAGATATTCTGTTTGTAATTCTTCTAGATGATATTTCGTAGAACCAATATCCTTGATTGGTTCAAAGTCTCTAAACTTTTCAACAACAAGGGACATAGGTGGGACTGATGAGTTTGCTTCTGCATACAATCTGATAAAGTTCCAGATGTCATTGTGAGTTCTTAAAAGAGTTTCAACATTATTCTGTAGAAGAACATGCAGTTGCTTATCGGTTAAAACGGCAGTTATTAATTTTGACTCTGTATTATTCACTTAGCCACTCCTTAGCCATTTTTCTACGCTCTGCTCTTTCTTCATCGTCTCTCTTCTTATCTCTTTGTGCTTGTAATATTTTTTCTGCGCTATATGCAAAATAATTCCAAGATGGAGATTCTGCAACCTTAAAGTAATGCTCTAGCAAATCATAGCAGCCAGACAAGCCGTATGACTCTATGAGAGCATCTGAGGCCCACTGCTCAACATTAAGATTTAAGGATGGCTTTTGCTCATACCTTGCAGTATGAAACTTGCTGTAGCGTGAAAGCAAAGCCATGCGGTCTTTGCGTTCTGCCATTATGCTTCAGCAGCCTCTGACTGAGCCTCTTGAATCTTCTCCGTCAACTTGTCCTCTACGAACTTATAGACACGCTCAAAGGCTTGATCGATGTTCTCACCGTTACGGCGTGAGTCAACGATACCAAGGTCTAGTCTGAGCGATTGAAAATTTCCTAAATTAAGTGTGTATCCAAGTGTTACTGATACTTTTGTTTCTTCCATCTTATACCCTTCGTTAAATAGACTCATTCCAAATTGGAACAAATCGTCCATCCTCTGTCTTCGTATATGTAAGTATACCATCGCCCATTCTGCGTGTCAACTCTGCTTTACTGGGCGTAATATCATTTGTTATTAACTTGTCTTTTCTTGGTCTTCCAATATGGTATGTAGCAAGTATATCACGTATCTCCTTTACTTGCGATTCAGAATAATATGATCGAACACGAAATCCTCTTGCTCCGCCCTTTTGTGAACCCATTGGGAAAGGAATTATTCCTCGTTTCATTAAATCTGGTAAATATTTTTTATGACGATTAACTAAATCAGCAGTCTGACCTACAGTATAGGCTCTTTCTTTTTTATTTCTAAAATCACTAATAAGACAACTTTCGATCTGCCCCTTTGTAATATTATAAACAGACATAATCCCATTAGACTTATTTAAATGATACAGTCTAACTAAGTCACCATTCAAGAACCAGACCTTTTTATTGCCAGGAATTACAGGCTTGAGATTGTAGCCTTCACTCTCGATAGTTCCCTTTTTAGTAACCATAGTCCCTCCGAAGTTGATTGTGGTGGGTTATAAAAATTTCTAGTTCCACATAAAATACAGTATGTTTCTAAATGCATTGGAGAACTATAAGTTCTATCAATGAACACTCTACCCTTACATTTTTTGCAATTTAGCATTAATATGGAATTCCAACTGCGATCAGGTTAACACCTATACTTAGGTTTCCACCTTCGTTAAATCTTACAGTACCCTCTACCTTGCCTGGAGAAACTGCTCTAATAATAACTGAAACATTCTTTCCTGCTGTAGTAGCCTCTCCAATGTTAACTGGAGTTGCTGTTACGACTGGAGCATACCTAAAGTCTGCAGGGAAGGTGTAAGTAAAATCTTTAACATCACCAGCAAGGACTGCCGTCGTATTTTGAAACACTGGGGCAAAGCCACCAATAATTCTAGCCTCTGAAGCCTTAACATTTTGTGTACCTGATGATGGAGTATCTACGCTAACATATTTATAGTTGGATGGAGATACCTGTGTAGAAAGATTATTTATTGCTTGAGCAAGTTCATATAGGTAATTAACATCTAAAGGTTGTCCTCTTTCGGGAACTGAAATTATAGCCATTATTATATTATACCACTAGATAGCCGTAGATGCCGTAACAAATAATGTAGAGTCTGAGTATCTTTTCTTTGGATATGTCGGGACCTGAACTGCTATCTGAATAGATGTTACTGTTGACGGAACGATATTTGAGTAAGAATTAGTAAATACTGTAGTAGAATAAGCCCATTCTTCACCGTTTATTTTAGTATATACATCAAAAGAAGATATTCCATCAACAACATTCCAAATTAAAGAGACTGTATTCTTTACAGAATCTACCGTTAAAGAGAAGGGGATCTGTGTCTGAGCATCGACCTGCACCTTGTATTGCGGGGACCAATGAGAATATCTGTTCTTATCTTCTGAAGCAATTCTGTATCTTACAATATAACCATTTTGCTCACCACTAATTGGTGGAAGATCTTTTTTATTAATTACTACCTTCTTAATACCTGAGTCTGCCACTATACTATACCCAACCCAAACCTAAACTCTATATAATTTGAAGTGTTTGGACTTTTTGTAATTGTTTCAGCGTTAACTGTTTTAACAACTGTGTAGCCAGTCAAGCCATAAAGGGGGTTGGCATTACTTATGTTTTCAAGTCTTAGTCCATCTAAAATAACAAAATAATCTGATGAAGGGCTGCCTCCATCAATAACGCAAGCAAAAATTCTCACAACATTAACAGCATCCCAAGTAAAGGATGAACTCTTGTATAGTTCTTCTAGTTTCTTTGTAACAACTATATACCTATTAGAAAAATCATAATCTTCAACATTTACCTCAAACCTAGCCCACTGCCCATCATTTGAAACATCAGTAGATGAAAACTCAATCATGATCTTTACGGAGTCTGGATTTGCTAAAGAATCTCCAACACGATTAGCAATAGAGAAAGCAAATCTCATTTCATCTTCTGGAGAATTTTTTGTAAAATTCAATGATGTGTTTGTTAGGTGAAGGTGATTTCCAGAATTAACTAACAACCTTTCCTGTCCGCCAATAGTTTGTGTTCCAATGTCAGAGATGTCTCCCTGGATCATTATAATATTATTTAAAAATCTTGCTCTCTCATATCTATTTGTTCTTTGACTGCTTGTAAATATTTTGTTATCTGCATTAGTCTGAAACACTTCTTGCTCGACATCAATAACACCATCATTGTTAGAGGATAATGATGAAGCAATGAATGGTATTGATGTAGCCTGTGTTTGTGTGTGGTATTCCCATGTTTCTGTAAATGAATACAAGGACTTACTATCATAAGGTCCTGCTGCTGGATTGGATCCTGCAGAAAAAATTCCAACTTCTGTAATTTCATATCTTTCTTCAGTAGGAAGCGATGCAGTTAATACAATTTTTGACTGACCGTCCTCTGTAACATATCCACGAGATTCAATTGGTACCCTGAACATTTCAAAATCTAATGAGGTTTTTCCTGAATAATCTGCGTTTGGATCAGAAGGCTCTAATGGCTTTGGTCCGCAACCAACGGCAATATAAGATGCATATGCTGGCGCTTGACCAATCAAATACTTTGCTATAATGCTTTTACCTTTATTAGTTATCATTTTTACTCCTAGTATATTGTACCATTAAGTACCTCTCCAGAACTCACTATTTGAACCTCAATCTTTTCATCAGTGCTAAGATTAACTACATCAATAACAAGGTTGCCTGTATCTTGATCTATATATACTGGGCTTCCGTCAGGACCATTGCCAACTGTGGGAACTTTTTCCTCAAACTTGATTGTAAAGTTTTTAAAGTATGTATTTGATCCACTTTGCAAGCCTAAAATGTTTTGTGGGTTGTACTGATATTGTAAACTTGAAATATTTTTAATTGGCTGATAAAGCACATCTGCCCCATTTAACATGTCAGTTCTTGATACATTTATTAGTTCTTGACCACCAATACTTTCAAATAAAAGTTCTGACATTACGTCAATGGGAACAAGGCTGTCATCAAACAGTATCAACTCTGGGGTTGCAACCTTTACATCGGGCTTATTAATTGAAACCCTAATGCTCTTGGGTTGGTTTGGAGTTGCAGATATTGTCATAGTACCTCACTTAAATAAACTGTCATTTTTGGTCCAGAAACATTTCTTGAATATGCAATGTTATAAATAACAAATCTTTTGTTTGATGAAGATAGTCTATCAAGATCTCGATCTAGGTATTCTATATTTACTATATCTCCAAGTTGTAAGGTTGGTGTTGCAAAGATTTCTAAGCCAACCGATTTCCTTGGCTTTGTTATTTTAGATGTTATCCAAGCCATCAAACTTGTTGCATCATCTTGTGTTTGAACATATGGAACATCTAAAGAAAAATCTTTTTTACCATACTTGATTCTGCTTACTTTGATGTCTTCGTAGGCCTGTTCTGCAATATAGGGAGACCTTACTGTGTTGTCCGAATTAAACTGAGGATTGGAAAAATCACTATTCTTATTAAAGTATTCATCCATAGTTAATTTATTTTGAGACTCTTGGGTAAATGTAACCCCCTGAATTCTTAAATAATTTCCAGTAGTTTCGTCAAGGCTTAGCGCTGTATCTGTTGCATTAAATATCATAAACTGAGCGCCATAAGAACCTGCTCTAAATCCAGAAACAGTGTAGCCCTTAATTCTATTAAATGTTGGAGATAGTTGTGCATATATTGCTGGATATGCTTTGTCATATTTAACATCAAATAAAGATGCTTCTCTTAGTATAGTTCCAAACTCTTCAAAGTAAAGGTTGTATTGAGGCGTATCAGATGGGCTTATTCCGCTTAAGTATGTACCCTGAATAATTCCACTCATCGCATATTTTCTAAATGAATCATTTGTGCTTATTTCATCATTCTGAAACAAGCCTTGTCCTGGCAGATTAAGTTGATCTCCTGCGCCATCTGAATAAGTATTAGACAGGGCATATATATTTTCAAACATACATTTTGCTGAGCCTCGAACAAACACTGCCATATTATTATATATGGGTAATGGATTTTCATCAACTACTGTTGCAATTAGTGTATCATTTAAGTATAGATAAAATTTTCTCTTTGTCCCAATATCTTCATACTCTACACCTAAATCATATACTGTTGGATTTTCGTCTGCGACCATCCTGTACTGACCAGTAAACTTTCCATCGTCTACTATAATATTAGATAAACCTTCATAAAGTTTCACTGGAACGGCGGTCTTAGTTTCTGCATCACCTTGCATAATCTTATAAAATAAAACATTATTAACATTATAATTTTTTGCAGTATTGATATCAGTTGTACCAACAGCAGCAATTTCAAAGTAGTATCCGTTGTTTGTTGCAGGATTTAAAAGAACACCAAGTCCACCAGATCCACCAGAAATTGTAATATTTTTTTCTGGTGTTTCTCCAGGAACTACGTAATATGTACTTGACCCAACTGCAGTTTGACCACGGTTAGTATTGTTTTCAATTTTACCAACAATACGCATCCTAGTTCCAAAATGCTTGTAACTATCAGTTAGTGGCTTATAAATATATGAAATAAAGTCTATAGGAGTTTCCGATGTAGTGAAAGTTGGGCCATTCATAACAAGGGCAGAGGACTGAATTGTTCCACTCTGACTTGATTGCATTGTTGCTACTTTAGAATCTTCTATATATTTAGAAGATAAAAAATTTTTAATGATAGAATTTCTAGAAGTTTTTCTAGCAAGTATATTGTTTATTCCCGCTTCACCAACTGTTGCAGTATATTCTGCTGGATCATTTGTAAATAAATAACTAGATTTCATTACACAACCACGAA